TAAGCGACAAGTTGCATTAAACCTCCTCCCATATTATAATTTATACCTTAGTATAGAAAAAAAATTTAAAAATGCGATGATCATTTAATTCGAATAAGCAAGACCACCCATACCACTCATGATTCGGAGAACATTGTAGTTAACTGCGTATACGGTTACTGTGGAATCTATTGTATTATCAATCGCCACATCTGTCGTACTATTTGTAGTGTGATCTTTTGCTGCAAAAATAAATTCTGCATTATCGATACGAGAGAAATTACAAGTGCCCGATGGCTGATGTTCAACTGGTTTGAGAGCAAATGAATAACAGTAAATATGGCTGGATGTTCTAGCATGACCGGCTTGATGCATCTGAACACGATGGAAATAACTTGCTGGTCTAGCGGAAAAACGATCATGTCCATTGAGTTTAAGTTTGGCTGTCCCAAATCCGTGAAGAACTGCTTTATTATTAATTAATTCTTTGCCACCCGCACCGGTGACAGCAAGGAGACCTGAGTTGTTCTGAGGTGCAGTAGCGCCCGTGCCCATTACATCGTAATTGAAATAATCAGTACCTACAGCTAAGATACCGGCTCCTGGTGCATTCACCGTGGCATCACCCGAAGAAGTTTCCGAAATCACAGCATTATCTTGAACAACCCATAATAATTCTTTAACAGGATGGTTAAAATTAAGTTTAAAAGTTCCCGCCATTGCTCCACTTTCTCTCTGTACCTGTTCGATGAGATATTCGTGTGATACTTGAGCAAATCTTCGCCTTTCATCAGTATCCAAATAGATATAATCGGCATAGAGATTTAGTTCCCCCGATGCTGGAGGGACCGAAGAAGAATCACCGTGACAGACTAATGCTGCTAAAGCTCTTGTTTGGATTTTTATTTTGACTTCATGGTATTGAAGAGCAATTAATGGTAGTGCGAGACCTGGATTTCTGCAGAACCAAAATTTAAGAGGAATATAAAAAGTATATGCCTTTCCGGATACCATCGGTCCCTCTTTCATTGCTGTAGCAGATGATTTATTTAGCCCCGGAGCATCAAGACTATTAGCCCCACCTGCACTGACACTACCATTTGAACCGTTGACTTCATTTTCAATATCTAACCACTGTGAATAATGCCTATCAATTCTCTGACCGCCAATTTCAATTTCAGCTTCTTTAATGAAAGCATGACCGGTATTATTCGTCAAATATGTGTTGCCCGGGTCGGGGCCAGCCGTTAATTTAGCTTCAAGCATTAAATTGGATACTAAATCTCCGTTACGAGAGATCGTGCTCGTGAGAGTCGATGCTCCCGTTCCAAGAGTCCCATTAAATGTCTGTAAAATTGATTCCATTGAGAAATTCGTGTGTCTGCGGTAGACAACTTTAAAGAAAGTGATCTGGGGATTACCGGTAAGATAGATATCTTGAGCACCGTAAGCGACAAGTTGCATTAAACCTCCTCCCATATTATAATTTATACCTTAGTATAGAAAAAAAAATTTAGTAGAAATTAAACAAATAATAAATTTAAAAAAATAAAAAATAATAAATTGTATTATATAAATATGATGAACGGAAATAATAATTTTCAAATGTATCAAAATTCGGGATATATTAATAATCGTAATCGTAAAAGAACTTTAATTTTAGATGTTGATGATAAAGAAACAAATGATACACATTTAGGAACAGCGGGGACATTTAAAATCGATTTATATGAGCCGTTATTAATCGATAAGCATTCAGAAGTGTATTTAGATAATTTTACAAGTTATAATTGTAATTTAGCATCTAATATTGATTTATCGGCATTTTGTCTTAAGATAGATGAATTTAATATGAATTCTAATGTAGCGAGTTCAAGAAGAGGAGGTAACATGTTTAATTCACTTATTATACCCAATGAACATCGTAATCCTGATAATTTTCAAACTTCGGTAATTCATAAAGGAAAAAAATTTAATTATGTCTGTGACATAAATCCCGGAACAATAAATTCTTTAAGTGGTAAAATTACAGATTTAGCTGGTTTCCCAGCATTTCATGGTTCAACCTATGATATTTTTACTTATACAATTATAGGTATCGATACGACTAATATAGGAAGAATATCATCGACAACATCCACTATTAATGCGGGTGATTCTTTTACAGCTATAACTGGTGCAACTGGTACATCTAGTGCTACCATTACAGGGACTTTCCCGGTTACGACTAATTTAACAACATCAACAACACTACACTTTACTACAAATGTCCGCATTGAATCTATAGGAGATGTATTGATAAATACTAATAGTAATTCCCCTAGTAGTATATCTGGGGCGGCGACCGGCACTGGTGAACCGAAAGAATCAATTATATTTACAATTGCATCAAATAATCTATCAATTACAAATGCCAGTGGTGATAATCCAAATATGACAATTATTGAAGGTCATGGAAGATTTATTGCTGAATTTTCAATTATTTCGCGTGAATAAATAAATAAAAAATTATAAGTATGTATATATTATAATTAATGCCCCCAGTTGTAGGATTTAAGAGTGTTAACACAAATGCATCGGCTATACCTGATGAATCGGTTACGTTGGCTAAAATGGAACACGCGCCAGCCAACACGGTCCTCGTAAGAGATGCAAATAGTTCGGGTGATCCATCTTATAAAGCATTGGCAACAACAGAAATATTAATTGGTGATGGAACCGGTTTCACGGCAGCGGCATTATCAGGAGATGTAACGATGACAAATGCGGGAGTCGTGACCGTAACCGACCTACCTTTAAAAGCCAATCTAGCAGACCCTACATTTACGGGGACACCCTTGGCCCCGACTGCGGCTGCCGGAACAGATACAACTCAGATAGCGACTACGGCGTTCGTGAAGGCGGCGATCCCTTCGGCTACCGTAGCGACTAATATTGCACTCCACGATCAAGGCACCGATACATCTTGTCATGTTGTATTTTCGTCAGATAAGGCGCCACTGGAAGACGACATAACAGTAAACAAAGCTACTTATGCTAATAATTCTATCACAAGAGCAATTTACGATGGTACTGGTCCGGGATATAAATCCCAGGTTTTATTCCCCGTTTCTTCGCCCGGTTATGCCCGTATTGATTTCAGACGACCCGCTGGATTCATCCTTTATGCGGGTTTAGTCCTTAATACATACAACCCGGTAGCAAACGATACCGTCACTGGATACTCTGACTTATACGCCATAAATATTACAAATAGCATGAATGTGCGAATATATCACGAGGATGGTATTCAAGATGGGGGTAAAACTTATACAACGGCTACGGCGACGGACGTATTTAGTGTAGTATATGATGGCGGACACGGGTCATCAACTTCGGGCACAATAATGTTTATGAAAAATGGCGTAGATCTCGGTGCCACAAAGACAGGACTCGCATCTGATTTGATATTTCATGCGAAATTTGAAGAATATTTGCAATCGGGCGATACCGCCACCCTATTGACTGTTGATAATATATCGTTTCACGCCGCACCCACCGTCCATACATCCGAACATTTAACATATAATTCAAGTACAGGGGAGTTGGCAGCGACTTCATTTACTGGAACGTCTTTAAAACATAATTCGCTCGTAATTGGAGGAGCAAGTCAAAACAATACGATTGATTTTGGGACCGATGATGTCATACTCTTTGATATTGATAATGCTGAAGTATTTAGAGTTGATGCTGCCGGAGTTGATGTTGTTGGAGCAATAACTGCTACGGGCGATATAACAGCATATTCATCTGATAAACGATTAAAAACAAACATTGAAATAATAAACGATCCTTTAGATAAAATAAATAAATTATCGGGATTTACATATGATTGGGAAAGAGATAAATGTAAAATTGCAGGATTTGAAGCCAATGATGAAAAACAAATCGGAGTATTCGCCCAAGATGTTCAGTCGGTTATACCGGAAGCAGTCAAACTCGCTCCATTTGACCGTGATGATAATGGGAACTCCAAATCAGGTGATAATTATTTAACGGTCCAATATGAAAAAATAGTCCCTCTTTTAATTGAATCAATCAAAGAACAACAAAAACAAATTAATGAATTAAGGAATGAATTAAGGAATGAAGTTGAATTATTAAAAAAATAAACTAATATATAAATATAAATGGCGGCAGTTGGAACATCTAATATTAGTTTATCGGGACTAAAGGCATCTTATGTCGCAGGTGGGCTAACAGATGCAGCTGAAAATGGTAAATTAAGAGATGGCAAAACAACAACAATAATTGGCATTTCCTACTTTAGAAATGCGGGATTCACTGATGCGTCAAGTGTTCCAAGTGGAACGAATACAATATCAATTAATTCTCATTTTAAGGGGAAAACATTCGGATCAGGTGGTGGAGGCGGTTCGGGTTCTTAAGTATAAGATATTTGTTTACATACATTACTGAAGGTACTAATATTATCATTAATAATTTTATTTGCTTACCATGAAATAAAAATCAGTTATCATTTCAAGATTACTTTGTAATTTAGAAATATTATTAATTTTATGTAATCCTTTATTATTATTTTGTTTTGTATTATTTGTCATATAAATAAGAAATAACAATAGTTGAAAATACAGAATATTTTAAATAATTAAAATAAGAAAGAAATCAATACAACAAAAATGAATGATTCATATAAAGTTAATGGTTCGAAATTTCTATCATTTTTACCAGAATTACGAGTTAATTTAGGCCATATAATATTATATGATAATTTAACTAAATATGTTCTTATTAAAAGAACAAATGTAACACCGAGTATTATTGAAATAATTGGGTTATCTTTTGGTGACATTTTTTTGATATTTTTAAATAATGTAATCATTTATATTATAAATATATAATTTTATTTGAAAATTAATTCTGTTTTATCTGAAGGTAAAACAAGATCTAATACTTGTTTAACTGGATTCATAATTTGATTTGTTATATAAAATTCATAATCTAATTTAAGATTATTTTTTCTGATATGATCAATATGTTCGATACGATCACCTTGGAGAACATTTTTTAATCGGGGTTGTCCCTTTCGAACACCTGATTTATATGGATTTTTAGTATCATATAATTGATCTTGAGATAATTCTATATATGCATATGGTATACGATCATTTGATTTAGGTTTATTACCTGGATCTCTTAAAGCCATTCTATCGGCTAATACTTTATGGGCTATTTGTTGTGGATTTTTATAATAACCTCTTAAAGATTTTGTAATAACATATTTACTGTCGGAAAATTGACCATTCCTTATTTGATGTAGAGTTTTTCTTAGCCAATCGATAGCTTTTTGTAAATCTTTTTCAATCATGATTATTTCAATAACATTACCGAATACATATTTTACAATAGGAGCATTATCTCTTCTTTTCAATACAATACCCATAGAAGTTCTTTTATAATCTTCTGTATTATATTCATATTTATCACCGGTATATCTTTTTTTAGATATAAGAATAAATGGCCAGAATGTTTTTTCATATTCTAAATCTTGAGGTTTATGAAGTAATGGTATATGTTGAATCATTTTATTATTTTTTAATAATTCACCTTTAGTAATATAATCTCCTGCTTCACGACCACACTGAATACAATGATTCAAAGCTTCTTTGCCTTCCAATAATTTACCATTTAGATCTTTTCTACTAAATTTAACAAATACAGAATCTGTATCACCATAAACAATATCTGGTTCTTCGTAACCTTTTTCATGAGCCCATTTTTTAACACCATTTGAAGCATCATCAATCCTTTCACGACCAATTGATGTGGTACATGCGGCAATATTCATTTTATAAATAGTACTTGTTCTCGCCCCCAATTGACCATAGACAGAATTAGCTGTGACTTTATACGCTAATTGAAGACCATCCAATACTTTCTTTTTAAATTCATCTGGTTCTGTTTTCATTCTTCTTTTAGTATCATTTCTAGCTTTTAAAAGATGATCTAACACAGAAGGGATTATACCTTTCGGTGCAATATTATTTTCTTCCATAAATTCTGATTTTAAGAAATAACATGTTTTTACTGGTTCATTTTCATCAATAATTTTTTCAATGGTATCACCTTTTCCTTTACCACGATATATATAATTATCATATTGAATACAATGTAAATTTTCTTTACCAATAATATCAATTAAAGATTCATCTTCAATATATGTTTCATGAGATAAATTCTTCTCAATAATAGAACTAGGATATAGCGATGCATAATCTAAAACAGCAATGGGATCATCGAGATAAATACCTTCTTTTGGGGGGAGAACAATTGCTCCTTCAAATCCTTCAATTTTAAAATTTTTAGATTTAATTTCATCCAACCATTCTTTTAATTCATAATCTTTTGGTTTACTATATCCATGTCCTCCTTCTTTTTCAATAATTTTTTCTTTTATTTCTTCATCGGAAGAACCATTTTCAAACATTTTACGATATTCACCCATTCTTGGTTTAGGTTTTAGATCAGGTATTTTTGTATTCATTTCAGAACATTTTTTAGTCACAACTGATGTAACTTTTACTCCTTGTCCTCTTAAAAAGATATATGAAGCTGGTACATAAGATACATTTGCCATAGCTAAATTATTAGGAATAATATCTAATAATAAGAGTAAATTAATACATAATTCACAATCCTGAATACAATATTTTGCAATTTCAGATCTTGCTTGAGAACCATTTTCTATCTGTTTGTGTTTATTAAATATATCTTGAGGAGATACATCATCTTTATTTAAGCACCATTCAATTTTATGATAATCATTCAAGGATAGATCAAGATTTTCATCTAATTCTAAAACTTTTTCTTGTATATTTTTAATTTTAATTTTATGACCATCTTTATATAATTCTTCACCTATATTACTGTGCATACGAAAAGAAATATAATCTTCATTTTTTAAATGACCAATTGAATCAACAGTAATAAAATTGCTTGAAATATTTTTTAATTTACCTCTCATGAAATGAGATGCAACCGTATCTAATTTATATGATTCAAGATTGTGACCTTTTTGAACTTCTTTCATAATATCAAATAATATACGACCATCCATAGTAATATAAGATAAATCATTATCACCTAATGCAGAAGAACTTAATTTTTGTTCATTATATTTACATGTTTTTGAGCGATGTTCATTATATTTGTATGAACTAGATAATTTACCCATATCATAAAATATTCTTTTTTCACAATCGCTGTGATGACCCCATTTATTACATCTATGATGACAATCAAAATGATAATCAACTCTTTCTTTAATATATTTAAAATCAAAACCGAAGATATTATATCCAGTAATAAAATCAGGATCAATTTCTTTTATTTTTTCAGACCATTTTAATAATAATTCTTTTTCATCAGAACAAGTATCAACATCGATATCAATATGATCTAAAGAATCACAAATATCTTTTTCTAACATATTATCTTTAGGGCCAATGACTAGAATATGTTTTTCAAAGGGCTTTTTATCACCATATTGATGAAATACTGTGCCAATCTGAATAATTTCATCTCCTTTAACTTGGATAATTTCATTTTCATTTGTAGATAATTTCTTAAGATAATCATTTATTTGATTAATGATTGTATCTCTGTTTTTTGAATTAATTTTATCTATTAATAAAGATTCATTTAAATTTTGAATTTGGTTAATATTATTAGAAATAATTTTAATTGATTCTGTGGAAGGTTTAATATTATTAATTGTATAAGTTTTGCTAATATCACAAAATTTTATTTCCAATGAATCTAAATCGCCTTTATCAGATACCAAATCAAATGAGTAATGAATATATTTTTCTATTTTATGTATAGAGCTGTTTTGAACGCAATTTTTGTAAGTTGGTGGTGATTTTAAATATAAATTTCTTATAGAATCAAATAATTCTGAAGATAATTTTTTAAAATCTTTTTTTGCAAGAGGGAAATCACCATGTGAACTATCACATTCAATATCAAAGGATGCGATAATATATTTACTTGCATCTGAACAATCATATTTTTGAATATCTTTATAAGAACAGGAAGTTTCAAATTCTATATTTTCATAACCATCTGTGATAAATTTACATTTACTACTTGGAGTAATTTTAACCCATCCTGTAGGATCTATTTTTGTGTCATGAATAAATCTAATAATAGGATGTAAATTAGATTCATAAAGATTTGAATCATTTATATATGTTTTATCAACAGACCACCAATCTTTTAAATGTGAATAATTAATTACATTATTTTCATTATTATAAAATTTTTTAACTTCTTGAATAGATTTTTTCATATCAGATAGATTATAAAAATTTATCTTAAGATAATTAAATAATTTCTGTTTTTGGTTAATTTCATCCCAATAAAATCCATAAAAATCTTTAGATATATCTATTTCATATGATTTAACAGAATTTAATAATTTTTTATTAGATTTGCAGATAGTTTTGAAAAGTTTTTCACCATCACAAGTATCCCAATTATTGGGTATTTTTATAAAATAATAAGGACAATATTTTAGTACATGACATACAATTCTTTCATTTTTTTGATTAATACCATATAAAGTAATTACAAATCGTTTATCTTTGATAGTAATATCATCAGATAAAATATCGACTATTTGAAATGTTTGTTCCATATATTTAGTTTATGAAAATATTCTTTAATATCAAATTTGTATTAATTTAAGTCAAATTTACTTATTTAAATTTATTTTCAGATACTTTAAACAGACCATATGCTATATCAATAATTGCTGTTCCTATAAGTTGAGGGATCAAAAATTGTAATTGCATAGTTAAACTTATAAAGAATTGAATTATACCAAGAATCCAATATAATATGGGATCCAATATAACAATTGCTTTAACCCAATTTTTTGATATATTAATTTTATCTTTATAAGCAGGGTTATATATTTTACTATGAATAAAATCATACATGACAGTTGAATAATAAGAAGTTAATAAAGATGTAGCAAATGCTAAAAAATACATAATAAATACTTTTTCCCAACTATCAATATTCATATTTAAAAATTTTGTATCTTCAGAGGGTCCAAAATTTAAAAATTTATTTTTAAAAGTACCCTCATAATCTAATAATATAAGATAACCTATCATAAAAAAAACAAAAATAATAAAAGCTATTCTAGGTTCAAATAAAATTTCTCTTAATTTTATAAAAAATCTCATTATAATATAATAACTATTATAAATGAAAGAACTAACAATATTATTACTATGTGTGTTAGGTTTATTTGTTTATACAAATTTTATAAGAAAAAGTTTATATTTATCATATATTAAATCTGATAGTGGTGATAAATATTTAGTAAGAAATTTACCAGACAATAAAATGGCTGCTAATTATTTAGATGATATAAGTAAATCATTAAAAAGATTAGTAGATTCATTAAAAGATAAAAAAAAAGATGGTGTTGATCATTTATATAAAAATTTTGATCCTGATAATATAACGGAAAATATACCAGGATCAACTTATAATGCATATTCAGTAAATAAAGGTGAAGAATTATCTATATGTATTCGTGAAAAAAATACAGATAAATTTATAGATAAAAATACAGTTATGTTTGTTGCAATACATGAATTATCACATATGATGAGTATAGATATGGGACATACAAAAGAATTTTGGGATAATATGAAATATTTATTAAATGAAGCTAGCAAATTAGGGATATATAGTCCCATTGATTATTCAAAAAATCCAGTGATGTATTGTGGTATGAAAATCGATAATACTCCATTAAATTTATAAATTATTTAAATGCTTCTTCAGAAGTTTTGAGAATTAATTTAAGTTCATTTATAACTTCATCGATTTGTTCCATGAGAAAAGATGTGATTTGTTGATATTTTTGTGTTTCATTCATTTTAAATACTTTATGTTTTGGATTTATTGAGCAATAAAATGTAATATTATCTTCTAAAGGATGAGTCTTTTTATATGCAAATAATTTTAATATACATGTATCAATTAAAGATCTTCTAACAATATGTGATTGAATTAAATTACCAATTGTATGACAATAATTATTTATTACATAATGAAAAGTAAATTCATCTTTTTGTTCCGATGAAATTAATGAATCTTTTTCTTGGAGCATATGAAGAAATGATAATTTTAATAATTCACATTTTTCAATTAATATTTTAATAGCTCTAATAAATAATTGTGATGAATTAAAATAATGTAAAGATTTTATTTTAAATTCATATGCATTAGGTTCATTAAAATTGTCTCTTAGGAAATATCTTTCTGATTCACTTAACATAAATTTATTGGTAAAATCTTGAACATCATCATTATTAGATAAATCTACTTCATTTAATTTCATTTTTTCTTTTAAAATTTCTTGGATTAATGAATCATTTTTTACAAACGTATAATTTGCACATGAAACAGATTGATATCTTGAATGATCTGCTCCTGTTTTAACTGATGGAGAACCATAAAAATGTATTTCTTGATTTATATTTTCACTATTAGTATTTTTTAATTCTATAATAAGTGAATAATTTTTATTGCCTCTAAATTCGAAAGGTTTAAAAATGTCATCTTTCTTTTTTTGAGATAAAGGATTATCTAATTGATAATTTTCAGGATTATTATCTTTTAATAAATCATTAATTAATGATAATTCTTTTTCTTTATCTGATGTTTTTGATTCATCATATAAATCATTAATTCTTTCAATAATATGTTCTTTTAATGGATAGATATTAATATCATTAGTTGTTACAAATTGAAAAGGATTATCTGAATTAAATTTAACATTACAATCAAATAAATAATTTTTCATAAAATTATCAGGATTTACAAATAACGGTAATAAAGAAATACGATGTAACATCATTTCATTATGCAAAGATGTATTATTTGTTACCATAATTAAATCATTATATTTATCATCTGTTTCAAAAGCAACGGTTGGGATATCATTTAATAAAACTCTTCTAATACCATTTGCAATAGATTTATCTAAACCATATTCTTTATCACCAGATAAATTAAAAGATAAATTATCTTTATCATATTCAATATTTGAAATTTCAATAGTACTCATAATATATATATTTATTATTATTTAATAATTAAAAAAATCAAATTTAAGTTTAATTATTTAAAAAAAACATATAGATAAAATTTATAAATGTCAAATCGTGTATTATTTATTAGTGGAAGATGTCCTCATTCAAAGAAAATTTTATTAGGAATAAAACAACATATATTTTTAAATGAATTATTTAAAATTGTAAATATAGATGTACAACCATTTCCGAATTATATAAAAACAGTACCATGTATATTGATTAATAATAAAGTGATTTCCGGAGAATCTGTTTTTGAATATTATGGAAAATTAGTCGAAGGAAAAAAAGAACAAGAACAAAGACAACAAAATAATAAACTAAATGAATCTGATCAAGGTCAATGTCGCGTCAATGAGGATGGTGAATTAGAAGGATATTGTGGTATGGATGGATTTTCAATTATTTCTTCAGAAAATGATGATTATACAAAAAAAACTTTTAAATCTCACAATTATTATGATATGTTAGAGGGTTCATCATCTGATATCTATGAACAAGTCAAACATATGGAAGAAAATGATAATCAATTAAGTCAAAAAAATAAAGGATTTGAACAAGATCTTGAAAGAATGCAAAGAGAAAGAGGTGAAATTCAAATGGGTGGTGCTGGGAATCCATCGGGACCAGGAGGTCAAATGGGTCCTGGAGGAGGTGGTCTCGGTCTACAAATGGGTGGTCCTGGGGGGATGAATATGAATGGACCGGATGAAAGATTCCAAGGTTTATAATTAATATATTTTACTATTTATATGGAATACAAATTTCCTAAAAGTAATATAAAAAAAGGTTTAAAAAACAAATCAACATTGATTATAGTCACATCTCCGATACCAACTCATCCTAATACAGACATTGTTGATGAAGCAATACAAAGTGCATTAGATTTAGATTATAAATTTCATGATTTTATTATTTGTTATGATTGTCCTCCTAAAAAAAAGATCTCATCTTATGAAAAATATAAATTAAAAATGAAAGAAAAATATCCTAAATTTAAACATTTAGAAATGAAAGTACATGGTCATTTTATTGGTTCATTTCATCATGCTTTATGTCATACAAAAACTGAATATTTTATGATGTTACAACATGATATTAAATTAAAAGGTAATTTACCAATTGAAAAATTATTAAATATGAGATTAAATTGGAATATTTTGGCAACACATCATATGAAAGATGGTTTAAAAAAGACACATTGGTATCCAATAATAGAAAACAGAGGTAAATATGTTGATAAAACATGGGGGTGGAGTGAAAGAATTTTCTTATCAAAAAGAGATTTTTTCTTAAAACAAATTAAACAATGTTATGAAAGTGGGAGAACAATAAATTTTATGGATACAATATTTCATAAAGAATTTGATAAATTGTTTAAAAAAACTGAAAAAATAAAAAAATTCATTGATATTAATCCATCAGATGAACAATTAAAAATTTATAATAAATATTGGGATGAATGGAAATGTTTTAATATTAAAAGTGGACATGGATATCATGAACATTTGCATGGTAGAACTAAAAAAAATAAGAAACATCATAAACAAGGAAAAATGGATTGGTCATCCTCTCCAGTAAGAAAAATAGGAGTTCCAGGAGGTGGAATTGTTGGAGATGATTTAGATGGTTTTGATGGGGCTTTAAGGGAATTTATGGATCAAATGGAATTACAAGGAGAGATGTCGAAGAGAGGATATTCTCCTGATAAAAAACAAAAAGAACAAAGAGAAAGAGAAAAAAGTGCATTACAAGAACCTGAATTATTTAGAAAATTATTTCAGACAAAAAATTTAATGAATGAAGGGAAAACAAAAGAAGAATGGGAAAAACAAAGAGTTCAATTTTTATCTAAAGATATGGAAAAAGTTTTTTCAGAAAAATCTGGTGGTGGTCATGGTGGTGGTCATGATGGTGCTCATGATGGTGGTCCTGGTGGTCCTGGTTCTCTTTTAAGGGGTATGGAAAAATGGAATTTTGGAAATGCAGTGGATGATGAAGAATTATATCGACAATTAGAAGAAACAAAGAAAAAAGTTGAACAAGTGGAAAAACAACAAGGTAAATTAAAGGAAAATAAAAGAAAAATTAAAAGGAAAACAATGATAAATACAAGAAAGACGAGAAGAAAGACAAGAAGAAAGACAAGAAGAAAGACAAGAAGAAAGACAAGAAGAAAGACTGATAAGAAGAAAGACTGATAAAAAGAAAGAAAAATGTTGTAAATGTCATTATGTAAGAACACCGAATGATAAGAGAGGTAAAATAAGGAAAGTGAGAGGACCTTGGGGTCATTGTTCTTATGATATGGGAAATTGTTGTAAAGATAAAAAAACAATGAAAAATTATTAAGATAATAATTCACTATTATGAATATATTTATTAGTTAATAAATTGTTCATAAGATAAATTTCACCTTGTTGTTCAATAATTAATTTACGACAAAATTCAGATAAATATGAATGATTTGTATGTAATAATAATCTTTTACTCATATCAATTGCAACTTGATGATGAGGTATCATATGTTCTAAATAACTTTTTTCATTTATCTCCATGTGTTCCATATGTTGTGAATGATCATCTGGTTTAAAGAATAAAGGATTACATGACCCATCTTTTGATTTAGAGAGAATAGGGTTATGCATATCTAATTTGGTAATAATTTTTTCACGAAAACTCACATCATTAGAAAATAAAGATTCTGATAAGTTTTGTTTCATCATAGTCATTTCCCAAATTTCGTATCCTTGTTTACGAATAATATCTCTACAAAGATGTAATATTTGAGGATTACTTGTATGGGGGATTAATAAATTACTCATATCAATAGCAACTTGATGATGAGGTATCATATGTTCTAGATATTGAATATCGGTTAATTTATCTGTACAGGGATTTGAAGATGTGTTGTAATTCATATTGTGATTTGAATGATTTGAATGATTTGAATGATTTGAATGATTTGAATGATTTGAATGATCCATTTATTAATTAATATATTAAATTATAGATGAATATTCATCCTATTTGGTATATATGTCTTTTTGTTCGCTTTTCATTAGCTTACTGTATTTATAATAATATTTTAAACACTTATTTATTATCGATACTTTTATTTATGTCCATTGGTTTTTTTTATAAAGGATGTACTGGTTCAGATAATGAAAGACAAATATCAAAGGTATTTTGGCACGATTCAAGAAATATTCACGGGATATTATATTCCTTATCATTATATTATTTATTAAATAATAATTATAAGATGTCGTCTTTATTAGTGATACTTGATATATTATTTTCTATATCTTATAGAATAATATTTAATAAATAATTAAGTTAAATATTATGAATTATTTATGCAATAATCTATATTTTCTTTTAATTTAATATTTTTAGATTGTTTGTCACATAATTCTTTTTCTTTTTCAGTTTTATTAATTTTATTTTTACAGAAATCTGTATTATCTACACAATTTTTGTATGTTCCAAATAATAAATCCATACCAGGTAAAATAATATTAAAATTACATTTATTATCGCATATGATATTTTTCTAAATATTTATAGATGAAATTATTTTTTATATTATTATCTACAAAATCATAGTTGTGATAAGAAGGATGTAGAATATTCCACAAAATATAATAAGTTGTTGATATAATAATCCACGCAATTAAAATAATAATATAATCTTTTTTACTGTGATTATAATTAATTATTTTAGATAATATTATATATATAATAAAACCAAAAACAGTAGTAAAAGGTATATTATAACCGCTATATAACATACCATCGTCACTTATATTGACATCACCGTTATTTAATACAATAGAATGATGATTAATATGATTATCTGATTGATATTTGTTATGTATAATAAAATATATTTTTTGTAAAATTATTAATACAATTAATAATTTTATTATCAGTTTCGTGCATTAAAAATTTATGTATATACCATTCCATCAAACTTGTTGAAATATAAAGTAAAAATAAAGAAAGTATGATATTCATATTATATTTTATAAGTTAAAATATTTAAACAATAATGTTTATATTTGTAAATATAAGATGGAAGTTGAATCAAAAGTTTTTACATTATTTGGTGATTTTTTAAAAGATTTAGGTAAAACATATCCGGAAATTAAGAGTTGTTTAAATAGAAATTATGAAGATATTTTGACGGAGAATGGAAATAATAAAATAAATGATTTTCCAAAATTAAAATTATTTTTAGATTTAATTTATGAACATCAGGGATTAATTAGGGAAAAAGATGAATCATTTTTTCAATTAGAAATAAATTTATTAGAAGAAATATCATTTAAGAATTTATGGTCAAAAAATATTTCTATTAAAACCAAAGGAACAATATGGAAATATTTACAAACATTTTCATTGATTACGATAAATTTAAAATCCAGTGAAGAATTACAGACTGCTTTATCTGCTATTCAGAGTGGATCATTAAATAAGAAAGATATTAAAGATAAAAAAGTAGCAAATGATTTAAAAAATATCAAAAAATTAACGGGGGATGTTCAGAATGATAATAAAGATGATGATGAGATAGATTTTGAGAAATTAATGGGAGGGATGATGGATTCTGGTATAGGGAATATAGCTAGAGAAGTAGCTGAATCAATGAATATTGAAGATATGTTAGAAGGAATAGATGAAAATTCAAATCCTATGGAAGTAATGATTAAGTTGATGAATCCAGAAAAGATGGGATCAATATTTAAAAATATTGATTCTGTAATGAAAAATAAAATGGAAAATGGTGAAATAACAGAAGATACATTAAAAGAAGAAGCTATGGGAATGATGGGGAAAATGGATAAAAATCCATTATTTAATGGAATGATGAATGAAATGAATAACACGCAAGGGCAAGAAGAAAAAGAAGAAAAAGAAGAAAAACATAAAGAAAATAAAGATAAATTAAAAAAAAAAATAAATGAAAAAAAAGAAAAAAGAACAAATCGAACAAATTAGAAAATATAAATAAAATTATATAATAATATATAGAATGATATATACAAAATTTTGGTTAAATTACCCGGCAATATTGTATGAAAATAATTCAATATTAGAAATATTTCCATCAAGGAAATTTGATATAATAAGAAAATTAAATGCGATATTTAGATTAAGTATTTATTATTCAATAATAATGTATTTTTATAAAAAAGAAAATAAATATTTAACGATTATCCCCGTTGTAGGAGCATTAACATTTATAATTTTTCAAAGACAAAAAGATGTAAACTCGGATAAAGTTATGAATCAATCAATGAGTGATAAATTAGATGATTTAGTAAAAATAAATGATTTAAATTCAGAATGTAGAATTCCAACAAAAGATAATCCTTTTATGAATCCAACATTAACTGATTATAATAATGATTTACCAGCTCCTCCTAAATCTTGTCCTTCCTATAATAATGTCGGTGTTCAAAGGAGAGTTGAAGAGATGTTTAATGATGATTTATATAGAGATGTAAATGATATTTTCGGTAAAAATAATAGTCAAAGGCAATTTTATACTGTTCCTGGAAATCAAATTCCCAATGATCAACATTCATTTGGTCAATGGTTGTATGGTACCCCCCCTACATGTAAGGAGGGGAATAAAGAAGCTTGTCTTGCTGGAGCGGGAACAACGGGTGTATTGTCAAAATCTTAATTTATTTTTTCGGTAATATCATAGTGCCAATTAAATTTTTCTCTTGGTTGTTAGTCTACAATTTCAAGCCCTTGAAAATGGGAGCGAATCTTGGATTTGTAATCCATAGTGTTTATTATCTATCATAATAATTAAATTAAATTCAAACTGAATACTATTTTTATTTTATTTTTATTTATTTTATATAACATAAATATAAATGTCGGGATATAGTGGATATGTTGGAAATGTTTTAGAGCCAAATTTACAAGCATGCAATACTTTAGATACATCAAAAAAAATGAATTTCACAACCTTTGTAAAGGCAGGAATAAGAGATGATCAATTAACGGTTGATTTAGATGCAATGCAATCTCAGGGTGTTGGAAATTATTATTTAGATAATCAATATGGCTGTGGCTGTGGTTTAGAAGAGGCGAGATCGATTCAAACATCTCAACCAGGTATTCATTTAAAGGGTGGTTTTGGATGGGCGGGTGAAAAAGGATGTTTGGTGGATAATGATTCTTCATTAAGACAAAAAGAAGATAAATTAACTAATAAGAGAGTCATTAATCAGGTTGTCGAAAGATTATCAGCAACCACTCCTAATTTATCAAAGGGATTTTATGATGTTGATGTTGAGTCAGTTATAAGACCAGGTGATTTTGCAAGTGATCAAAGACCATGTGGTCCATTAAGTGGTGTCACGATTGGTAATTATTTCACTCCAATGATTCCGAAATTAAAGAATGAAATCCAAGATAGTAATCATATAATTCCCGAGGATTCTAAACAGGATTGGGTTAGAGGGGGTCTTCCATCTAGACAGATGGTCCGAAATGCTGATTATTTAAGAAGATGTCAACAAAAGACATTTACACCGCAATAAATTTATTTTATAAATTATAAATGATAGATTTTTTTGAAAAAATTATAAATTTTTTTATATTGATTTGGATGAAAATAAAGTGCTTTTTTAATATCGGAGAAAATGATAATTATACATTTAAAGCAGAAATTATTGATTCTCAAATAAATAAAGAAAATATAGGATCAAGGATTCTTCCACAATTAGAAAAAATTTATGGTAAAGAAATTGATATGAATGAACCAATTATTAGTGGTAATAAATTAGAAATTGATTTTTCATGTAATACAAATGTATCAGGATTTAATGTATTTTTGCCTCAAAATTATCCAGGATTAACAAATGTTCAGATTATATCAGCATCAGAAAATGTGAGAATGAATTGCACTGGTCCAAGAACAGATCATGATGTACCCGGTGTTAATTATAGTGGTTTACCTGTTTTAGAGGCCGGTCAAACATCCGAACAAGGTATATTACAATGTTCAGAAGGTTATTCTCATCGTGGAGAAGAATATGGTTCACTCACAGCTATATGTCCCTTAAGTGGTGGAGAGATAGGATATAGTGTTTTAAATAGTGAAAATTGTGTTTTAGATTGTAGAGAACCCAGTAATGCAGGTGATTATCAAGGATTACCTGATAATGTACCCCATCATTCAATTGATAACCCAAATCCTCAATGTGCTGATCTTTATAGTTTTCATATAGATGCACCACCATCTTTAACTACTTGTAGTTTACCAGGAGAAGACTATACATTGTCGGGATGTATTCAACACTGCTCGAAACCGGAAAATACAGTGGGAGATGAATATTATACTACCAGAGGTACAGATATAAATTTTGATGCATTAACATCTGAATTATTACCTGTTTATGATATATCTTCTAATACTGTAGATTTTGATTTATCTGCTGTATGTTCAGGGAATCCTAAAATGCATCCTTGTAATGGTGGAGAAGATAATGAATATGTTATTACAGGATGTTATAATAGAACAAATTTATGTAGTGATGCAAGTGGTAGAGAATGTTATATATATTCAGTTATTTCTGAATCAAATGAAGTACCCGATATAACCGATGAAGATTTAGATAATATTCGTAGTCAAATTATTCTTCAATATGAAGAAGGCGAGACAGTGGATATAGGAGCATTAACTACTGATGATTTTGATGTAGAACTAGCGATTCAACCAACAAGGTTACCAAATTCTGATTATTATGAAACAGTATTTAAGATATTATTATCTGCAGATATATTTGAAGGTGAAGAAATAAATTATCAAAATACTCGTTATATTTCTCCCATTATAACTACACCTGAACCAGGAACAGTGAGTATGTTTGGAGAACCAACCCCAGAAGAACAAGAGAGACAGAGACGAAGGGAAGAATTTATGCAGGATAATAATATGGATTCTATAGGGGTACTACCTCCAACAAGGACTAGAAGAACACCAACGCAATCACCACCACCACCACCACCACCACCACCACC